ATCCCAGGTTATAGGATAATTAAAACCATCTTTGTAGTTACTAAATTCATTATCTCCTAGAGTAATATAATTTGCTCCAGGTACAAAATTAACTATATTATCTGGTATAAACAGTATTCTTACAGCTACTCCACAATTACTACTACCAGCAGTAGTAACAGTTTGTTCATCAGCATTATTACTAGCTTTTACTCTAACTACTTTATTACCAGCACTAAAAAATTCTGTGGTAGTATAGTCTGCACTGCCGGATGCTAGTGTTGTTTTAGCTCTATAGCAGTTGTCAGGTATATTAATAACTGTATCACCAATTATTATTTGACCAGCATAGTTGTCTATACTAGCTTGAATAGTATAAGTGCCTTCATATGGAAAATTAACAACCATTTGTTCATCAAAGGTATTAGTAGTGCCTTTCCATACAGCAAAAGCATTCATAAAACTTTGGTCGTTTCCTGTAGTTGGCCCCCATGCTCCATTATTAGTAGTATTAATTACATTGGTAAATTGTCTACTAGTCCAAACTGTGATTCTGCTTGGTAGTCCTCCACCAGCAGTAGGTGCTAGTTCGCTAGTTACACCTGATTTTAAACTGCCTAATGATCCAGGACCAATAGTAATTTTCCATCTGCCTGTATCTGTTGGTCCAAGGGCAAGACCACTACTATCATATGCCATGTCTTGTACGGCTGTAGCAGTAAATAACCACCCATTATAAATATATGTATTAGTTATAACATCTGTAGTATCTAGTGGGTCAGTGCTGTAATTTATAACTGTGCGAATAACTTTATGCCCATCAGGTATTACAGGCTCAAAAGAATAATTGTTTTGTATATTTAATAATTCGCTTAATTGATTACGTTTTAATAGTTCTATAATTGTACTATTAGGATTTCCTTTGGTAGTACTAACAGAACCTCTAATTGCTTTAATACCATTTTTTTCGGTTATGCAATATGCAGTTTTTTGATATAATTTATATGTTGTACCCTGTCCATCTACATCATATTCTGTTACAGATTGACCAGTAAGCGTATCTTCGAACACTACACTGCTTGTCCAATTATTAATAATTGTAGCATTACCGCCACTAACTTTCTCTAATACAGCTTGAATAGTTACCTCGGACGAACTGCTTTTACCGTCTTTAGTACTAATTTTTCTTAAACCTTCTGGAAAACTAACAATAGCCTGTACTCTAGTTGCCTGTGTTTCTGCAAAGGTTACGGTTTCTTCATTATTACCACTAGCGTCATTTTCTAGCTCAACATTTTTAAATTGCTGCTCTACTATATTTGGGTATAGTTTGTTAAACTCCGTAATCTTATCTGTTTCGGATTCTGTGCCACTAGTATTAACATATCCAGCAATAGTTACTGGTTTTGGTATAGCATCAGCATTATTACTTTGGTAGTAATAATCTAGCTTATTAGCACCAATATACATTTCATTCATGTCTACATTTAGTGGTCCAAAGCCCCAAACTAGTTGTAGATTCATATAGCTAGTAGTAGTTTGTGTGTCTACATATGGTACGCTGCCTAGGGGTGGCGTCATACGAACTCTGCCCAACACTACTGGTATAGCTCCATATTGATTTGCTCTATTACTAGCACCATTAAAAAGATTTAACTGGCGGCCGGTGTCAGCATTTTCTAGCTTTGGAGGTCTAATAGGTACTAGGGCATTAACTAGTGCAATACCTGCAGCGCTAATAGCTACCTTAGTTGCTGCAATAGCGAATGAACTAGCACCAACTTCTGCTCCAAATATTGCTTTTGCGGCTTCAGGGGCATATTCGGTGGCAAATATTACAACTGCTATAAATAGCAGAGTTCTTAAACCATTTCTACCTTGTGGTATAGTTTTATAGGTAACAGTTTGACCAGCTGATAAAATTGTAGATTGCCAGCGATCTTTTGGTACAGCTATGCCATCAACAGCTACAATTATTTGTTTAAATAGTTTCTCACTAACCTTATATTTTTCACATATATAATCTACGCACTGTTTTACAGTTAAACCTGCGGCAGCATAATCTAAAATTCTGTGCGTTTTAAACGGGTGCGGGCTACCGGTTAATTGAATTATGCTGCTCTTTGGAGCATAACTATAGATACCTTCTAGTCTATTTTTCCAAGCTGGTCGTAATAATGACTCAATAACTGTACTATGACCGTCGCGAGCGTGCAAAAACTTGTTATTTTCAAAGTATATACCAACATGAGTTGGTTCGCCTAGTATATTAAACAAACAAATGTCTCCTAGTTTAGGAGACATTGTTTTAGACCAGCTATCTTTATAATAATTTATAGTTTGCGGCACTTTAGGGTCGTAGCTGCCAACATACTCATCTTCATAACTAGGTAAATCTATATTAAATTCTTGCTTATAAAATAGGCGTACTAATCCCCAGCAGTCTAAGCCGTCATCTGTTCTACCGTTTTCTTTATACGGTATTCCAATATATTTATCATACATAATTAAAATAGTCCTGGAAAATAAATTGGCGTAAAATTAAAAGCTGGAAACGGCTCTCTACTATAACTAATCATATTTAGTTCAAAAGTTATTTGAGTAGCATTATAGCTTACATTACTTATAAAAAAGTTACTAAATTCTGCTTCTACATAATTGGGTGAACTACTCAATACTAATTCTATTTTTGTACTTGCAGGCTTATTTAATGATGATCTAATAAGCTCTATCATTTCAGAAGTAACATAATTGACTACCAGTCTACAACTAGTTTCACCGCTTTCAGACTCCTGTGGCAATTGAACTTCGACTGGTATAAAAATAAATTGGCGCTCAAAACTACTAATAGTGCTTTTTACGCCATATATTACTTCATCAGTAGTTGTATAATCTAGTCGCTCTAACCATGAGTCGGCGATTCTTATTACACGCTTAGCTGTAATATTAGATACAGAGCCAGTTGCTGTAATATTAACCACAGAACCTCTAGGAGTTGTACTTAATTGAACTCTACTAGTACTATAGTTAATATTGACAACATAATAGGTTCTACCAGCAGTTAAACCACCATATGTACTACTAAATATAAGATTGTCATCAATATTATAGTTTGTAATATTTACTAATCTTACTTCGTCACTAGTAGCAAACATTTCACTAACAGTATTAGTTACTGGGTCTTCTATCTCAATTAACATAATTATGCTTTCGTCTGTTTCTGACGAAAACATAGAACGAATAGCGGATGCTGATAACCTATTTAATCTACTCATGGTAATATTTCAAACTTTAAGTTAGCCTGCCAATATCCTGGGGCTTTGTAAATAAGAGTATAAAATTCTCCATCACCTTGTGGAACAACTCTACATTCTATTGCTGCTCCAGTTCTAGGGTGGGTAAAATCAAATCGCTTTGTACCCTTTAGCGTATTTAATATAAAAGACTCTAATGTATTTGTTTGGGCAGTAGTCATTATAAAACTAAGCGATAATTGTGTAGGTCTTTTACCACGAACCCGCTGTTTAGCGGGCCCGCTGTCCATACTACTTCTAACTATATTTATACCAATAGTTTCTTGAAAGTCTTTTTGAGGACTTTGTGGTAAACTAGAATCCCAAGGTAATCCTACCATAATTATCTCCTAACCATTCTTGGTTTGGCTCCAAATCCTGCTAACATAGCTTGTTGAACACTACTATTATTGGACGTCATTTGATCAGCTACTATGTCTCCAATAACTACTTCAACTCTACGATTACCTCGTGCATCAACTGTTTCCTTAGTTTCCGCCTTCTGTGAAGTATAGTTATTAACAACAATTTCTACATTACCTTGTTGGGCTCCTATAACACCTAAATTACCTTGACTATCTCGTCTTAGCGGCATAATAGCTTCTGGCCCTGCCTCTCCCATTAGACCTAAGCCTCTACCAGGTAAGCCACCTTTAGCGTACTTAAATAAAGTAGGACTAGCAACTATATCGTTAGTAAACATACCGCCTTTGGCATACTTGCGTAAACCTGCATCGTATACATTACCCATTGCATTAACATCTGTAAAGCCATAATCTCCTATACTGCCAGCACCTATACTAATTGCACTGCCGCCCAATCCTAAAGCACTTAACACTCCGCTAAGTAAAGGACGCAAGGTTTGAACATATAAGGCATGCATCTGTAGTCGTAATTCATAGCGCAATATATCGTCTAAGAAACTATTTATTAAGCTCTTGAATTCAAACTTGCCTGTCTTCGAAAATTGAACAATAGAATCAGCCATACCATCAAATAATTCTTTAAACTCTTTTGCGTAATTTTCAAACCTGTCACTTACTAGTAACTGGTTGCTTGCCATATCAACTGCATCTCTTGCCCTGCTTATAGCACTTCTACGGTTTGCGTCTAGTGTGTCGATTGCCTGTTGAGCTGCAATTACGCCTGCATCGCCGCTAACATTTCTACCTTCAGCAGCCCCTGCTTCTAATTTAGCTACAGTTAATTGTCGTGTTAATAAAATGCGTTCTCTATCTAAATTAGCTAAATTTTGATCTAAATCTAACTCGATGCGTCTTATATCTAAAGCTACTTGTTGTTGCTTTATCTCATCAGCAGTTAACATTCCTAAATTATTTAAAATATCTAGTCTTTGTTTTTCAAAATCTAACCCAGACATACGTTTTTGAAAATACTGATCGTCTAATATTCTAGCTGCATTTTGTTGTGCATTTATTTGTGCTGTAATATTAGCTGCTTCTTTTAACGAAATATTAAAATCGCTAGCTTTTCCAGCAGCTCCACTAATAGTACTTCTTAAATCGTCTTGTTCTTTGTTTAATTGTTTGGTACTATCTACAAGGTTTGTTAGCTCTGTTAAAGTTGCATCTTGTTCAGGAGTTAATGGCTGATCACCTTGCGTTTTAAGAATAGTGGCTCTAAAAGATTGTAACCTATCTTCTGCTTGTTTAAGAGCTTTCTTGTCAGCAGCGGCTGCAATTTTATCTTGAGCATCTCTAATTTTAGCTTCTAAGCCTGCTCTTGCTTTTTCTGCTTCTATACCTGAACCTAGTGTAGTGGTTTTTTGAGCTTCTAGACGTTTGATAGCTAACTCTTGTGAACGTTTTTCAACCATTTCTATTTGTTCAGCAACGCGAACTTGCTCGTTATAGATCGATTTTTGATCTAATAAAAGCTTCTTTCTATCTGCTTCGGTTTTTATTAAATTAGTATTGGCCGCAAAAGTTTCTTCAATTAGACCACGGGCTTTACCATCTTTAGCCTGCTTTAACATAGTATCACGCTGTAATACTTGTTGGTCTAATAATTTCTTTTCTTCTTGTATAATTATTTCGCGTTCACGCTGAACTGCAAATCTAGTTAAATTTATTTGAGCTGATAATTTTTCAGGAGTATCACTACCAATTGTGCTGATAGCTTGATTTAGTGACTCTAATTGAAAGCGTAATCTGTCTAAATCTTGTTTAACAGTTATATCTAATTCTTTTAATAAGCTAGTATAATCATTTAATGCGCGTTTTTGCTCTTGGCTCGCTAATCGGACTTGAGTTGATAGCCTACGTTGAATAATACTAAATAATCCTGGTAATTCAGCTGCTGCGGCTTCTAGTTGATCTTTTGTACCACTAGAAATCAGCTGCTCTACATTTTGACCGATGGCAATTTTCTTATCAAGGTTTTGAATACGTTTTTGAGTTGCTTCACTTTTGAATAATGCCCTATCTAATCTATCGCGCTCAGCTATATCATTAGATAAACTAATTTGTATTCGTAATAGATCTATTGAGTCTCCTAAAGCCGCTTGGCTTTTTATCATCTCAGTTTCAATATCTATCTGTCGCTTATTTAGCTCATTTTCTAGACGTGCTCCTTCTACCGTAGTTACAGGTAATTTACTCATAATTTCGCGTAAAGTATTATTTGATATTTCACGCATCTTTGAGTCAAATTCTTTTGTAGCTAACTTTACCTGTTCAAGCGTACTTTTAGTAATGAGATCTTTTGCTGTATTTGCAATTTGTGATATTCTATCTTCTATATCCGCTAGTTGCT